TCGCGCGAGCCCCCTTGCCCCTACCCACTGCCACTGCCCGACTAGGTGCGGGCGAACCATCCAGCAGACGAGCCCCTGCCCGCCCTTTCAGCCGCTCTTGCGACGACACAGCACGAGCGAAACCCCGCTCGCTACGCACTTGGTACGAAAACTGTCCTGCAAGCCCTCCGCGAGCGGGAAGCGCGGAAAGCGATACTCGCCCATGGTTTCGACCAGATTGCCCGCTTCCATCCCGCGTCCCTCGACGAACGCGCGCGCATCCGCGACGCTTTTGAAGCGCTCCCGAGAGCATACGATCGCCTGAGTTTCGAGGTTGCCGTTCAACTCCTCCATCCACGTCAACGGGCGCGCGGCCGTGCCGTTCTTCATCTGCTGCAACCATGATCTGCGTTGGGCGATGAACTTGAAGGCGCTCACCGTGTCCGGGATTTCCTGCGCCAGTGCGCGCGTACCCGCGAGCCGGCCCGACCAGCACAGCGAGAACTCAGGAGCCTCGCTCGGGTCGTCCAGCTCGATGCGCGCCATCTCGCCGTCGTACTCGGTGCCGATCTCGTGCTCCGAGCAGTGCTCGTCGCGGTCCATGTCCAGGCTCTTACCGCAGATCGAGCAATCGAATGTCTCGAAATATCCGTGGATCGAGGACTCGCTCCAGATGCCGAGGTCCACGTTGCGCGCCGCGCGGTCCCCGATCTCATCATCGCGCGCGGTGTAGAACGAGAGCATTAGGTTCTCGGCCTTGTCGTCCTGGGTCTCGTGCGCGGCATCGAACACCCGTCCAATCGGCATGTCGTCCGAGCCGAACAGCCCGTGATTGCGCATCAGCGGCGCGCCCGGGTAGAGCTTGGCGAACTTACGGATCGCCTTCTCGCGGATACGGATCATCCCGTCCTTGGACGGCCGCGAGTTCGCAGCGAGGAAGGTGCGGACGTGCACGCGCTGTGGATCGATCGGGCGCTGGGCCGCGCGCGCGATCTTCTCCGCCACATTGCCGACCATTTCATAGCCGCGGGCGAGGCTGCCGATCATCGTGGCGCGCAGGATCACGAGAGCCCCCCGGCATTGATGAAGCGCGAATCGACGAGCGTCACCGGCGCTCCCTTCTTCCACTTCCAGGCCGTGCCGCACATCGAGCAACGCGCGAGGTCCGACCCGGCGCCGACGTTCACTTGGGCGAGGCATCCGGGACAGCGCAGCGTCACGAACTTGATCTCGGGCACGCCCGTTGCCTTACCGCTCCGCGAGCGCGGGCCGATCACGAGAGCGCCCCTTCCAGTACCTTGCCGTTCGCGTGACCGTTCCGGTGCCCGTTCTTCTGCATCTTCGCCAGCCAGTTGCCGCGGTCGATCACGCGCCGGGCGCCGATCGTCTCCTCGAAATGGGTGAGGTCGGGCATCACGACGCACCGGCAGTTGGCGTCCTCGCTGACCTCGCCGGTCTCGCCCGGAATCATGGTCAGGAATCCGCCCACCACGAACGGCTCGCCGATCCCGATCGAGTTCTCCTCGGTGTAGGTGTTGCCCGCCTCACGATGGGTCGGGCGTACTGCATCGTCGTCGATGTGAAGCCACCACTTGCGGCGCACCCCGCCTGCCTTCCACGCCATCATCTGCGCGCGGTTGTAGGGGCCGGCGACCTCGGTGCGGGCGATCGTCATCGAGTTCGCCCGCCGGCCGTCGAAGAACTCACGCACCTCGGCCACGATCTCCGACCACTGCTTCTCATCCTGAATGGCGCGCGCGATGCGTTCGGTCAGGCGCGCCCGGTCCGTGGCGCTCACGTTCACGATCATCTGGTCCACGCGCTTCCGCACGTAGGCCGCAACCTCGTCCGCGGTCAGGTCCAGGAGGATCGCGGTCCCCAACTCGTCAGCCGCGTCCTGTGCCGCCTGTGCCATGACCTCGGCCAGCCGCGCTTCCAGCCGCTGGCGCTCGGCGTCGCCGGGCGCGAGGTAGAGCGAGCCCGGGTCCAGATCGATACGCTCGGCCATCCTGCGCTCGGCACGGCGCACCTGGGACAAGGCGTGCTTCTCCTGCTCGTCGCGAATCGCGTCCCACAGGCGCGCGAGCTTCCGCTCCTCGCGGGTCAGCCGCTGGTCCTGGCGCCGGCGCAGCCGCTCGACCCGCTGCTCGGGCCCGGCCGCGACCTGGAGACGCGACGCTGCAAGATCGTCCTCGGCGTCCGCAAGCCCGGGCTCCTGCTCCTCGCCCTCGGCACCGAAGCCACCGAGCCCGACGGGTGCGGTGGGACGCATGCGTGGCAGATCGTCCTCCTCGCGCCCGGTCTCCTCGTAACCCACCCAGTCGCGCGCCTCGTTGACCGACACCACCGCGTCCTCGGTCGCGATCACCATGCCCTTGAGCATCTCAAGCCGCGCCGCCTGGAGCGCGGGCACGGCGTCGAAGTCGGTCTCGACCCGGAAGTCGTCGCCCCACAGCGAGCAGAAGCGCTCGGTCAGGATCGAATCCACGAGCCGGCACGGATTGCCGATGGTCGAGCGCCAGTAGTTCTCGCTCGAAGTCTCGCTCGACTTGCCCTGGTCCAACGAGCCCGATTCCTTGATGCCCATCATCCACGGCGGCACGCCCGCGGCGCGGCATAGGTTCGCGTTCATCAGCGAGATCATCTCGTTCAGCATCAGCTCTCTGACCGACTGGCCCTTCTCGATCTGCTTCAGGCTCCCGTCCACCACCACCATGCGCCACAGCGACTCGATGCTCTGGAAGCGACGTGCGTACTCGGTTTGGATTCGCTTCACGTCCTGCCCGTCTTTGGAGAGCGGGCGCGCGTTAGGCTCGGGGCTCCAGGTGCCGGGCGAGATGCCGCCGCGGGCGAAGAACTGGCGCATCACCTTCAGGGCGTACCACTGCGCCATCCAGTCCTCGCGCGCCGCCTCGACCCAGGTGAGCCCGGTCTGCTCGTCGTGCGGGTTGTACTTACGGATGTGGATGATGCTCCACTCGGGCAGCGACTGCGGGGCCCCGGCACCGCGCCACAGGTACTCGGCGACCGTGCGATTCGGCCCCGGCACGATCTGCATCAGGTAGGGCGCCAGCGTCCACATCGCGTAAGGGGTGCTCTTAGGCCCGCGGCCGCGACCGCGCTCGAGGTAGATGAAGGCGTCGCCGTAGAGTTCGAGGTCGCCGAACAGGTTCAGCCTGAACTGATGCCCGGTGTCGCGCGCGTTGGCGCTCTCGAACACGTCCACCGGGTTTCCGAAGCGGCGCGTGAGCTGGCGCTCGCCCTGGAAGAACTTGCGCGGCAGGCCGGCCGCGTCGTTCTGGATCATGCGCACGATCGCATGAACGATCGGAATCTTCTTGAACGCATCCCCATGCTGCATCTGCTCGTCTGTGAGCCCCAGAGGCGAGCCGAGCAGGTACTCGGAGATGTCGGGGATGCCACGCACGCGCGCGTAGTTGGTGGTGAGCGCGAAGGCGCGGGCGAGGGAATCGAGTGCCGTGCGCATGCTAGCTGCCGGTCGCATCGCGCTCCTTCCCTGCGCCCAACGCCCGCGCGAGATAGACCACGCCAAACAGGATGCCGATCCAACCCGCCCAGCGCGGCCCGCCGGCGAACCACGCGCCGCCCAGAAGCAGCACCATGCCGACCGTCGCGTCGAGGTTGACGTTCACCCGTACACCCGCACCGCGCGCGACCCGGCGCGCGAGTGGCGCCCGTAGCGCAGCGCGTCAATCGCGTGGTCGCGCTCCTTTACCGGAGCTTCCTTCTTCGAGATCGAGCCCTCCTCGGCGTCGCCGCCCGGCCGGTGATAGAGCGGGATCTCCTCTTCGAGACAGGTCGGCTCCTCCATCCCCGCCAGGCGCTCGTCACGCTCCGCGAGGTTGCCGCGCACCGTGACGATCAGGCCACGCACCATCAGGTCAGCGAGTGTCCCGATCCCGGCCAGCACGTCCTTATCGGCGGGCTGGGTCCAGATGCCCTCTTCCTCGAACGTCGCGCGCTCGCCGCGGTCATGGTCGGCCCAGCTCTCGACCACGTTGAGGCTCGTGAGGTAGGGGTCCAGGGCGCGCGCGGTCCTTTCGTCTGGA